ATGGCAACGGTTAAATTCTACCTTGATAAAAGAAGGCAAAAAAAAGATGGCACTTATCCGATAAAGTTGAATGTATTCCACAACAAACAAATAATGATAGCTACGCAGCTAAGTGCATCGGAAAAAGAATGGAATGGGAACGAATATTCTGTGCGTGCACAAAATTACAAGCCGAGAAATATAGTTGCCCGTGGAATAATAAACAAGGCGGAAACAGTAATATTTACTTTAGAGCAACAAGAAAAGTTGAAATCAACTACAGACAAAGCTTTGAAGAAGTTGATAGAGGACGCTATAAGTAGCAAGGTTGAAAATCAAAAGACGTTTCTCTATTATCTTGATGAATTCGTTTCCAAGAAAACCAATCAGGGGACTAAGTCTATATATACAACCACAAGAAACAAGATTGAGGAATACGATAGTCATTGTACTTTTGAGAGCATGGATAAGTCATGGCTGGAAAACTTTGAAACGTGGATGGCAAAGACGATGAAGGTTAATGCCTACGCTATTCATTTACGGAACATACGTAGTGTATTCAACTACGCCATTGATGAGGAGTACACAACATTGTATCCATTCAGAAGGTTTTCAATAAAGAAAGAGGAAACCCGAAAACGCAGCCTTACAGCAGAACAACTTAGGTTATTGAGAGATTATCCATGTGAGGAATACCAGATTAGATATAGGGATATGTTCATGCTCATGTTCTATCTCATAGGAGTAAATGCAGCCGATTTGTTTAACGCAAAACATTCTGCATTGGTAAATGGTCGTTTTGAATATAAAAGAGCTAAGACGGGGAAATTATACAGTATTAAAGTAGAACCGGAAGCGCAGGCTATAATTGAGAAATACAAAGGGAAGGATTATCTTCTTAATATAATGGATGAATACGGAAATTACAAGGATTTCCTGCATCGTATGGGAATAGGGTTAAAACAGATTGGAGAGACAGAAAGGAAGGGATTGGGAGGGAAAAAGAGTAGAAATCCTTTATTCCCTGATTTGTCCTCATATTGGGCAAGACACACATGGGCCACGGTAGCGGCAGAACTCGATGTTCCCAAAGAGGTAATCGCCCACGCGCTTGGGCATAGTTGGGCGAACAGCACAACGACTGACATCTATATCCATTTTGACATGCGAAAAGTAGATAAAGCTAATCGGAAAGTTATTGATTATGTAAATGTTTTTAAGAAGTAATAAGGAAGTGGGGAGATAAATATTTTCGATAATTATACCAGTTATTTCGGATAGATAGGTATGATATTCCAAATAATTACATATCTTTGCGAAAGCATGTCAAGTGGCATGCTTCCCATACTGACGAAAAGACATGAAAAAACTTACAATCAAACAAGAGAATTTTTGCAACTACTACATCGAAAGCGGCAATGCTTCCGATGCTTATCGTCGTGCCTATTCGTGCGAGAAAATGAGAGACAAACAAGTGTGGGAAGAATCTTGCAAATTGTTGTCTAACCCAAATGTAGCCCAAAGGGTTAAAGAGTTGCAGGAGGAACAAAAAAACAAATCGGATATAACTAAAGAACGCATTCTACAAGAATTGTCCGGTATAGCTTTCTCATCCATTGCCAGCATGCACAACACATGGATAGAGCGTAAAGAATTTGATGAGCTCTCTGACAAAGAGAAATCAGCAATAAAAAGTATATCTACCAAGATATTGAAAAAAAATATCGGAACAAGTGATGCTCCGGAAATTGTAGATGTTGAATATGTGAAGATAGAACTTTATGATAAGATAAAGGCTATTGAGCGTATATGTAAAATGCTTGGGTTTGATGAGCCTACCAAGGTTGATTTGAAAAGTATGCTTTTTGATATAGATACGGGAGATGAGTAACGAAAGAATCACATTCGATTACCGGAAGTTCAATCCGAACTTTCATCATCTGAAAAAAGCATTAAAGGATGATGATATACGATTTATATTTCTCATAGGCGGTTCATCATCTTCAAAATCATTTTCTGTGGCGCAGGCAATTCTATTATTTTGTTTATCTAACGGATATAATACTCGTGTTTATAGAAAAACTGGCGCAACCATAGCGGACAGTATATATAAAGCGTTTAAGGAAGCGGCTAACAGTCTTGGTATATCCAAAGCGTTTGATTACAGGGAAAACGCTATTAAATGTTTCAACGGCTCGTATGTCACGTTCAGCGGACTTGACGACCCTGAAAAAATAAAGGGGCTTGAAAGTTACCAATTTGTGGTATGCGAAGAATTGAGCGACTTTGCCGAAGCGGATTTCAAGCAGATAAAAAAACGTCTGAGAGGTCGTTTGGGGCAGAAAATAATATCCATGTTTAATCCCATATCGGAGGAACATTGGATAAAGAAGAATATTTTCGATAAAGAGGACTTACACGAAGTCGACAATAGCCTGCATGGGATTAAGAATACTTTGACGGGCGAGGTGTTATCAAAGGAATATACCACCATAGCCAAAAAGATGATTAATTCTCCCCGCATAATCACCAATCCGCGCACAGGCGAAGAGGAAGTGCATGCGCCTGATACGTTGATATTAAAGTCTACCTACCTTAATAACTTTTGGGTTGTCGGCTCCCCTGACGGCACTTATGGCTTTTATGACAGGCAGGCAGTTGCCGACTTTGAAAAGGATAAAAAAAGAGATTATAACTATTACCGCATTTACGCTCTCGGAGACTGGGGTAGCATAAGGACTGGCGGAGAATACCTGTACGCATTTGATGCAGGAAAACATAGGGGGAATTATCCGTATGATCCTAAAACACCCATTCATATATCGGTTGACAATAACGTACTTCCGTATATTACCGTAACGCTATGGCAAAAAAACGATAATAATTTCAGGCAGATACACGAAATATGCGCGGAAGACCCGAATAACACCGTTACTCAGACAGCGTCAATGACAAGGGATTGGCTTACGTCTATCGGATATGCAGATGTGCTATTTGTTCATGGCGATGCCACTACAAGAAGCGGTAATACGATAGACGATGAAAAGAGGTCGTTTCTGGATAAGTTCATCGAGTGTCTGGAACAAAGGTTTGTAGTTAATGATTGTGTTCCCTCCTCTAATCCTTCAGTCGCTTTGTCGGGTGAGTTTATAAACGCCATATTGTCCGGTAATCTATACGGAATAAGAATAGGCATAGACGATTCTTGCAAGAAGTCAATAAGGGACTATGAGAACGTGAAGAAAGATGCTAACGGGGCTATTTTAAAGCAAAGGATTAAAAATAAGGAAACCGGGCAAAGCTATGAGGAGTTTGGACATTGTACGGACACGTTTAGATATGTTGTTGTAGACGTGTTTAAAGATGAATATACAAGATTCTCCCTCAAGAGGAAAAGGAGCGTTCAATCCGAAAATGATGTGCTGTACTTTAATGCGGATGCAGCCGGAAGTGAGTTATTATACGTTATTCCTGATAATTTCGGAATGATGACCGCGGTGTCGTGCGTTATACATGATTACATAGATATAAAGGATGTAGTATATCATGGCTGCTATGACAGTGATATGTTATTCAGATGTGTTGAAAACGCAAAGGGGCTTGTTATATTCGAGTGTGAAAAAGCTTTCTTCCATACGGTAAGGGAGTTGAGGGAGTTAAGGGAAATAAAGGTAATATCTTCTTCATCCGACTACAAGCTTAGAATAGAGGCTAACAAAGACTTTATCAGGAAGAAAGTAAGGTTTTCAGGCGGTTATGAAAGTAATACTGATTATCTGTTATTTATGAATGACTTTTTAGACTATAACGGTAAGGACGGCGTTTCTGCTATTAACATCATATCCGCAATGTCCAAGTATATAAGAAAGAATTTTTTTTAATTATTATTTTTACTTAGTCTAAATAAAAATAGTTGTTTTTTTATTTGCTATTCAATATGTTAGTTAGTATATTTGCATAAAATAATAGCCTTTGGTATGTTAAGTAACATGCTACCCATTGTTGAACTAAAAGACCAAAGGCAATAATCATGTAATGCGGTTGTTGCCTTTTTTATTTAAGCATGAATTTATCTTTTGAGACAAAGAACTTTCATTTATCTATTGGAAACAAATCCAAAGATTTAATAAGGGACAAACAAGGAAATGTCTCCGGATATGTACGCAACGTACTATATGATATTGCATCTCCCTATGTGGCTTCTGATAACTTCATCACCCTATACGAATCTGTTCCGGAGGTATTTTTCCCAGTAAGATATTTGGTAGACAAGATTGTCAAGGGTAATTTTATGCTGAAATCAACAAAGGACGATTCAGTCGTATTCAGCAATGACAGCATAAACAAGTTCTTGACGCAGCCAAACGCATTACAATCATTCGATGAGTTCGTATCACTTCACTTTCTATATAAATTCCTGACAGGTAATTCTTTTATCAAAGCATCTGTGTTTTCAGAAACACAAAAAGAACTATGGAAAAGATGTGATGATTATTGGGTTCTTCCATCCGGCAGTGTTGATATTGTAGCATACAACAAGGCTCCTTTGTTTTCTCCGGCAAATGTATCTGATATAATCCAATATTACAGGTTGTCTTATTCCGGTATTATGGATGATATGCCGCCGGAAACAGTTCTTCATATAAAAGAGCCTAATGTAAACACTTTTACCTGCAATCTCAAGGGACAAAGCAGGCTTGTGTCGCAGATAAAACCTATATCCAATCTTATATCTGTGTATGAAGCAAGGAATGTGATATATACAAAAAGAGGCGCTCTCGGAGTTATTGTATCAAGAAAGAAAGATGATACAGGTACAGTGGCACTTACCCCTGATGAAAAAGAAAATATCCGCAAAGAATACAATACTGTGTACGGATTAGGAGAAGATAAATATCCGGTAGCAATAATAGAAACTGATACAGATTTCATCCGTACTTCTATGAGTATTCAGGAGTTACAACCGTTTGACGAAACTTTGCAGGATGCCATATCAATAGCCGGGGCGTTTTCTATACCCGCGCAGCTTGTGCCAAGAAAGGACAACAGCACTTTCAATAACCAGCAAACAGCGGAAAGGAGCGTCTACTACAATATCATTATTCCGGAAGCTAAATCTTTCGTAAGAAGCCTTACCCGATTCTTGGGGCTTGAAAACAGCGGTTTGTACTTAGATGTAGATTATTCAGATGTGGATGCCTTGCAATCAGGAAACAAAGAGAGACAGCAGACTTTAAATATTATCTCGGTAAAATGCAAGAACGAGTTTCTTAGCGGGGTGATAACCCTTAATGATTGGCGGGCGCAGATAGGTGAATCAAAGGTTTCAAACCCTTTATACGATAAGCTCATATTGGAAATGAGCGATCAGGAAGTGGAACGGATAAAGAGTATTATTTCTTCAGGTAACACAAAAACAAATAGCAATGGAGCAGCTTAGAGACATAACATGTAAGACAAGGACGAACGATGTTGACGAGAAAGGCATTGTAACTGTCGCTGTGAACGGAATAGGCATTCAGGATGCAGACGGTGATATATCGGCTAAAGGGTCTTTCAATAAGACGTTGAAAGAGAACTTTAGCAGGGTTAAATGGCTGTATAACCACGACAGGGGTCTTCTTCTTGGGTGTCCAATTGAGGGCAAGGAAATTGATGGAAACCTTGTTATGACAGGCGCTATCAATTTAAAAAAACAGATAGGGCGAGATGTGTTGGAGGATTATAAGCTTTACGCAGAATACGGAAAGACCCTCGAACACTCTATTGGGGTAAAGGCTATAAAAAGAGACGATAAGGATAAAAGGATTGTAAAAGAATGGTCTTTATGGGAATATTCAACCCTATCATCATGGGGGGCTAACCCGCAAACCTTTCTTATTGACATTAAGAACGCAGGCAAGCAGACGCTTCAGGAACATATAGATTTCCTTAAAAAAGCTCTTATGATGCGTTATTCCGATGATAAGTTAAAAGAATTAGACATGAATTTAAGTTTGGTAGAAAAAGCATTATCCGGGCAGGATATTGTGACGTGTCCTCATTGCGGGCTTTCCTTTGATTACAATAGTGTGCCGGAAGAGACATTTGAAAACCAAGTATTGGATAGCGTAGGGAATTATGCGCGTTGGATAGCGGAAGATGTAGTGTCTGCGGAAATGGCAAGGCTTAAACCGGAGATACAGGAACAGGTTCTTAATATCATATCGTCAAAGAAGAGCATTGAAGAACTTGCCGCCTATGTAAGATGTCCTAAATGCTATGCAAGGATTTATAAAAGTTTCATAAACAAGAATACAGAGCCGCCGGAGGGCACTCGCCAAGATGGAAGCCGCAAAAGCACTTCTTTATTGGAGGGACTCGCTATTAAAGGTTTAATATAATAATTAAGAAGAAATGAATTTGATTGAATTTGCAAAAAAAGAAAGCGAATTGACGTTAGAGGAAAAGCAAACTCTCGGTACAATTCAAAAAAAAGTGAATGACACGGTAGAGGAGCTTCTTAAGGGGCTTATCTCCGAAAGTTCATTCAATGAAAAGATGAAAAACGTGGATGAGCAGCTTAAGGCTCTCAATGAGGACGGGAAGGTCGGCATTGCCATTAAAGAACTTGAAGATTTCAAGAATGAAATCAAAGAGCTTTCAAGGCAGTTGGAAGTCTTGAAATCAAAAGGATTTAATGTGAATGGAAATTCTAACAATCTTGGCAAGAAGATTGATGAGTTCTTGGATTCCGAAAAATTCAAAGACTTTTTGGATGGAAAGACCAAGAGCTCGGGCAGATTTGAAATTGATTTGAAAGATGTGACAGACCCGGTTAGCATGACTAATGACTATACAGGAGATAAGTTAATCACTCGCCAAAGCAATGTTGTTGTAACTAAAATCAACGAAGGGGCACATATTCGTGATATTATGACAGTAGACCAGGGAGACCCCGCATATCCTACTATCACATTTACGCAGATTTATGACTTGGATAGAAATGCCGCTGCTGTATCGGAAAATGGAAGATTGCCGGAATCATCCTTCAAAATCAAGGAAGAGACTGTTGGAGTATGCCGTATCGGTACTTATGTTCCTTTGAGCAAACGCTTGCTTCGTTCGAGAATCTATGTACGTTCATGGCTGCTTAACCGCCTTGCGTCATGGGTAAGAATGGCCGAGGATTTTCAGATTATGTTTGGTGACGGACAGGGTGATAACCTGAAAGGCATTGCAAACTACGATGATATTCTTTCGGCAGAAAGCATCATCAGTGGGGATGTAGCAACCGGTATTGCGGGTGCTGTGAAATCAGTAAGTACTTATAATGGCGGTAAACAGTCTATTGTGGAGTTCGCCAATGCTCAACCGGAAATTATTGATGGGCAAAAGATTACATTTGCCGGCTCTTCCGTTGAAGGATTCAATAAAACGTTTGTCGTTCACAAAATGAATGATAGAAAAATTGTTATTGACTATCAATATGCCGCCGTTGCCGATGCCGCTTCATCTGTTACATTCAAGGTCAAAAATAACTTGTTCAACTCTGTGAATACGCCCAATATTGGCGATGCAGTCAATGCTATATTCGCCATTATGACATATGCAGAGTATACTCCATCGTTTATTGCACTGAATCCGTCTACCGTATTCGAGGCAGAGACTGCGAAAGACACGTCCGGACGGTCTCTCGGACTTGTTACGAACGTTAACGGCGTTAAGTATATTTCCGGCAGGCCGATTATTGAAACCACAAAAATTAACCCGGGCAAATACTTTGCCGGTGATATGGCAAACGGTGCGTCATTAGTTGATTGGAGCAATTTAAGTGTTGAGTTTGCGGAGGATGTGGAAACCAAGCTGCGCAATTCTGTTGTGTTGATAGCACAAGAAGAAGTACAGATGCCTGTATACAATCCGGCCGCATTCACATATGGAAATATTTCTGATGTCATCACTGCAATTGCAATGTCGGTTGATTAACTATGGAAAAGGTTATAGTTATACGTGGTAAAGCAACGGAGGTAAACAAAATTATTCAGGAAAACCGTATAAGAAAGGAGATGGGGCTAATCTCTATTGAAGAGGGGCATCCCAAATCCCCCGAAAAACGGGAATCTCCTGAAAAGAGAGAAAAGGAATCTCCGGTTATGGATAATAAAAACGTTTAATTTATGCTCATTGATTATACTTTTTTCCAAGGTCCGCTATTAATTAGCGGGATAGTCTCTCCAAATGCTGCTCCTTCACCGACAACGTCATCTATAACAGGAGATGTAGATAACTACATATCCTATTACGAAGTAGAGTACTTAGTAAAGGCTCTTGGAAAAGTAGTATATGAACAATTTTCCGAATATCTTCAAGAAGAAAAGGAGCCTGTGAAATTGTGGGATGATTTGAAAGGCATGTTGGTTGGCAGTATAGGAGATAAGTATAAGGCATCTCCTATCGCCAACTACATCTACTTTTTCTATGCGAGAAGTCATCAAAGCGATACGACCGTAAATGGGGTGAAAAGGGATAGCGACATCGGCGACCTCGTATCCCCAGTTGATAAAATGGTTTTTGCATGGAATGACATGGTGAAAATGAACGCTAATCTTTACAAATGGCTTGATTTGCAGCATATAGAAGGCTGGTCGTTCGACAAGTCATTGTTGAAACCTATAAACATGTTTAACTTATGATAGTAGAAATATTCAGCGATATTTGTAAAAAGGTATCTTCTAAAGTCGGATATGATATAAATTACGTATTTGGCGACAGTACGTATATAAGGGAAGCCATTCTTATCCAAAAGAAGGTACCACAGACAGCGGCAAAACGCTTTCCCTTAATAGGGCTTTATACTCCGTTTACAGAGGATAAGACCGACAACAAGGTGTATTGCAAGACTGATGTAAACCTCATCATAGCAATAAACACGCTTAAGGATTATACCAACGAACAGCGTATAGAAGTGTCTTTTAAAGGATTTTTGAGGCCATTGTATGACGTCTTAATCAAAGAAATAGGTTCTGAAAAAAGGTTTGATTTTGGATATTCGGGGCATGTGGCTCATTCTTATTCGGAAAATCTTGTATTCGGTCGAAGAGGCGCTTTTGACGCAGATGGAAAAGAAATTGAAGAAAAGATTGATGCCATTGAAATAACAAATTTAAGTTTAACGGTAAAAAAAATAAAATGTTATGACAATAGATTATAGAAAATGCCCAGGCGTTGCAACTTTTAATACGGGTAGTTCCGTGTGTGTGCTTGACCCTGGTAAAATAAAAGCTATCATATTGACTATTCACGGTCATAAGATACCTACAGAGAAAACAGCGGAAGCCTTTGAAAAGGCTTGCCATGCAGACCGTCCGGGAAGAATATTCCCTATCAAAACGATTGTGGAATATGCACCTTCCGGTGGAGAGGCGCAAACTTCCGCTACGGGATACGGCCCTGCTAAAATCACAAGCTATTCAGCTAAAAATGATGTATGGACTTTGCAGGACTACGATGCCAGCTTGAAAGCAAACATCATGGTGGCAAAGAATGTGGCATTTGATGCTTATTTTGTAGATGAGAACAACGTTATTTACGGAATGAATGACGGTACGAAAGATTTGGCGGGCATTCCACTGTCCGGCGTTTATCCGGGCGGTCAGGATTGGGATTCTTCCGGTACAGAAGCCAACTTGACTATCGCAACCATGTTCAAGGATTACGAGAAATACATCAAGAATGCGGATGTGAGAGCTTATGATTTTGATGTCGTTGACGCATTGAAAGGGTTGGTTTATGTTGATTTGGTATCAACGGAAGACAAAAAATACAAACTTATAGAGCACTTCGGGAAGCTGGATATTACGGAGTACTATGGTGAGTTGCTACAAAAGAATGCAACTACTGCATTACCCAATGCAACAGATGTTTCTTATGCAAACGGCATTATAACAATAAACGAAGGTACTGCGAAACTTGCATCTCCCTCTGTATTGCAAGAAGCCGGAATTACAGGTATTGAGGCTTGGACATGATAGTAGAAGGAATCTCATTTAATGAAGAAAGGGTAAAGAGTATGAAGAAGAGGGACTTCATAAATATTTATAAGAATGTGTTTTTTCTTGACCGACCGCCCGAAGAAAGGGAGAAAACCCTTTCGTCCATCTACGATGATATAACATCTTCCGGTGTGGCAAGACAGAAAAAAGATGATTGTATATTGTAATGGTGGTATCGTTTAATTAGGGGCGTTCATTCGCCCCTAAATTGTCTTGACTATGGCTAACATTATTGAAGCAGAAGAAAATTTCAGACGGTTTGCTACCGGATTTGAACCGATGATACGGGATATTATGGTAAAAAACAGAGAAGAAGTTTCCCAATATATTGTAGAACAACTATGGTCAGGTATTAACGGAAATGACAAACCGTTACGCCCTACTTACCTTAATGACCCGTATTTCAATACCAAAGAAGCGGGGTATTGGTATAAGAACGCCAAAGGCTATGCTGCTTTCAAGCAAAGGGTAGCCCCGCTTATGTATTCTTCGCTGATAAACGCTCCTGTAAGTTCAAAAGGGACGCCAAACCTGATAATTACGGGTGAATTTCACGATTCTATTACAGCCGTACCGATAGATAAGGGGCTAAGGATTGAAAGTGTGGGGATAAGCTTTAGCGGTGATATAGAAAAGAAATACGGACAGGCGATTTACAAGGTCGGTTCTTATGCGAGAAAGGCATTCATGGAAAGGCATATAAAGCAAGGCATTGCGGATTATTTTAGAAAATTCGGTTTATAATGGGATGTGCGTGTGAAAACAAAAAGAGAATGGCAGATATAGCTAAGATGCGTTCGCTTGCAAGAAAAGCCGCAAAGATGGAGGGGAAAGTATATATCCTTTATGAGAAAGACGGGGTTTTCAATTTTTGCCCGAGAGGCGAAATGTTCAACGGGAAACTGATTGAATATGTTTGGTTCTGA